TTTACCTTCTACGTTTGTAGCAGATGTAGCACCATATCTTTTAGCTATCTCGCGCAGTGTCTCAGTGTTAGCTTGAGATTGAACAACGGAGTCGGCCTGTGCACGTTTACTTTGATTCATAGTTGCATCATGCACTTCGCCTTCTCTTTCGTGCTGTTCTTGAGCCATCTGCATCTGAGTTTCTTGCATCTTTTCGTTTTTCTTTTGCGCAGTTATGGTCATCAATAACTGATTCCAAGACAAGAAGCTAGCATCTTGAGGAAGGTACTGGAGTTCTGGTCTTTGACTAGCACCCTTATCGCCAAAGAAAGTCTCTCGTATCTCACCACGAGTCATATTTCTCTCCACAACAGACCAAAATGCTTGATTAAGTGGAGCATCTGCAATAGGGTGCCTTATGGGTTCTTTGTCTTCATTTCTTAACAAATCATTCATACTGGCAAACACGGTCATCTGAGCTTGTCTAAGAGATATATCTGTTTGAGGCGTTTCATCAGTGTATCCAACAAATTTAAACTTATATCTAGTTGCTAGTTCTGCATCAAGAGATGGCATTACATCTTCGTTTATTAAATCTTCAATAAACATAAGTATTGGTAGTAAACCGCGTTCACGTGAATATGTAATCTTAAATTGACCTGATTCTTTTGCTTGAGATGCGGCTCTACCATTAGCTGTAGTTAAATAGTCTAATCCAACCTCTATTGGATCTATTTGAAACTGAGCACATATACTACGCATGATATGCGAGTTAAAGTTTATATATTCCATCTCCTTAGCAGATCCAGACATTGGTATCCATTGAACATCATCTAGTCCAGCCACAATAGGAGTTCGCCAGGCATTATTCGCACCTGAAATTGTGTTGTAAAATTGACGACGAAAAGCGCCAAGGGTGTTCTGAGTAACCGTACCTTTAAGGTGTAGGATGCCTCTTGCTGCATATCCGTGTGTAAAGTAGTTGGCATTGTATGACTCTACATTTAGGTGATTGGTTATCATTATTATGGCCTGCTCAACCATAGATATAGCATAGCCATTAGAGTCTGGAAAGTTTTTAGGATTAAACAGTTTGAAGACTAATTCTTCATCGCCAAAAGGCATCATAGGTCTATTATCGGCGGACATCTGTATATATTTAAAATATTCAACATCTGGTTGAGTGTGCTCACCATCGTTCGATGGGTCGTTATCTGATCTTTTTTTAGCATAGAGATCTAGTGCGGCTTTAGCCTGTGAATCTACTGTCTGTCTATCTATTTTAGGGTTTATTCTAAAGATAGTTTCAGAGGGCAGCGGTCTAAATCTATGTAATGATTTTTTTCTAGTTAACACCTTTTCGATTGCAATATGACCGTGAGTAAGAGCATCCCAGGTTATGAGTTTTAAAAACTCTGAAAAAAGCATCTCTTGACCGCGGGGAGTGCCTTCTGTACGACCACAATGATAGATATAGTCCTCTAAAATTCTTATATTTTCTATATCTTCTTTAGTTATCGGAGAGGTGGGATCAGATTTTACTACCTTGAACCCCATTTCGTATTTTTTGTCTTGTGGTCTTGAAAAACGTAACACAGTATCACATCGTATTTGAAGTATGGTGTTTACTAACCAATCTCTCATAGAGATCTCTCTTAAGGTTCTAGGAGAGATTCTGCTTAATATGTTTCTAGTTAAAAAATGATTATTGCCTTGTTGATCATAAAATGGATCAGTTAATAGCGCTTTACCTGCCACAAGATCAGACTGATCCTGCATCAACTGTGCTCCTTGCGTATTGTCTGGCGCCTTATCGGCTTCGGCTTTAGTCATTGTCTCTATATCTCTACGTATAGAGTCAGTAAGAGCCTTTTTAATATCATCAACCCAACTCATGAGTACTCCAATCTAACCTATATTATACGTCTAAATAGACCAAATAAAGCTTCCATCTTCTAATGTTTCTTCTTCGCCGCCCTCTATCTCAGAGAGTCTTCCTATCTTACCTAGTTTACTAGTATCTACAGGATCAGAATTAAATGGTATATTGTTTACCCTAGCATATTCTTCCGGACTAGGTGGTTTAATAAAATTACCCTGAGAATCTAATATCTTAGATGGTTCTATATCTAAACCGCCAGAAGACATTATAACTTGACTTCTTCCAAATAAGTTTACTATAGCATATCTAAGAGCATCAAGCCAGTGATCATTATCGCTTTCAGGTTCATCTGTGATCAATCCAGCAGCGTCAACTTTAAAGTGATATATCTGAAACTCTTTTATGATTGGCTGACAGGTCTCTTGAGCAAAGAATATCTTTGGTTCAGAAGAGCCGGGTACTTTTAGCCATTTTTTTACTATCTGGACACCAAACATAACGTGTCCCTTTTCAAAATTGTTAGAAACTGGCAAACCTAATTTCTTCATTTCAACGCCGTCACCAGGATCAGCTAGATCTGGAAAGTATAAATTCGTACGATATATGGGTTGCCATTTGTTTTTGATGTGATGCATCCAAGCCGGTCTAGATATATAAGTCTGACCATCGCATCTAACAACGTATATGTTCTCTTTAGAATCAACAAAAAATGTTACTAAAGTATGTGGATTAGACCAACCAAAGTCTATACCCGCATAACACGCCAATCTCATGGTTAAACATTTTTTAATAAAAGTATCATGATCGCATACACCAGGAAAAGGTTTGCCTGTTAGTATTTCCCACATCTGATTCCAGGTTTTAACATGCGTTCGCTCTTCAAACTCTTTATAAATAATGCCCTCCACAGAAGGTTTAAGATTCATAAGCTGAGCCATGCTCCAATCAGAGCCTTCTGATAATACCTTTTGAGCAAGCTCATCTATAGTCTTTAACATTGGAGATGTGGATGTTTGATTTTTAGCATCGCCTAAACATATTGGTGCTAACGGGCACTTATGACAGCCACTAAACATATCATATTTAGTGTATTCTTTCTTTTTTTGATCAGGTAGCTTCTCGTATTCTGACGGTAATTTAACATCAAACGCATTTTGATCTATCCAAAAATCCTGTTTATCTGTTCCAGATCTTGAATCTGGGCATCTTTCTGTAAACTCAAAAGCGGTCCAACGCCTCACATGACGTCCCTGTTTTTCTGCATTTTCTATAGCTTGATTCATTAAACCATAACGAGATTTTCTAGTAGAAATACCAACCCTTAAAGGTTTTTTGCCTTTTTTAGAGTCAAGCATACCAGATATCTCTTTATAAGCTTTTACTCCTTCACCGTTTACAGTATCTATCTCGTCTACTACAACTAGTGGCACGTGTGGACCATTAACTGCGCGCATGGTGCAGGGCAAAACCTCTAATGATGTTTTAGATCCGTTTATGTTAAAAATAGACCTTTCCATAGTCGTTTTCTCTAAAATTCGCATTGAATCTGGAATCTTGGGAGGAGAAACTATGTGTCTTAATTTATCTGAAAGTAAAAATTTCTGCTGATATTCATAGCAACGTTTTGCTTGCTGCAATATAGCACCTACATGAACAACATCTCTTTCATCATGCAAGAGAACCATCAGTTCAGCTATGGCCATACCTAATGTTTTTCCAGAACCGCGTCCAGCAACAAATAAAAGTTCTTGAACATTTAACGGGTTATTCTTATTAACACATATATCATACACTTCCCAAATAGCATGAAACGGAGTAGTATCCGCATATCTAGATACTTTTATATCTGGTAAGTGTAAACCAAAGAAAAACTTTATATAATTCTTTAAATCTTGTTCTGTTTTACAACGAGTTAAAAATATCTTTTCTAATTGTGCTGGTGTTAAACTAGACACCAACGAAGACCTAGTGTCTGTTTGTCTAACTGTTTCTGTCTGACGCTCTTCTTGTCTTTTTGCTATTTTTTTAGCACGAGTTCTTGGACGTTCAATTATTTTTTTATAATGCTGTTTACAGTAGCCTTTAGCTATAGGCGCCTTGGTACAGTCTTCGAATAAGCAAAGATTAACTCCATCGTTTTGAAATCCCATTATTCTATCTCCTTAGCTAACTCTGCTAAAATTATAGAGTCGGGATCGGTAACAGATTTTAAAGATTTAGTTTTTTTAGTTGAAATCCTTTTAGGCTCCTCTTGTGGAGAAGACATTGCTCGTACTGTTTCTGTAACCTTAAGTAACATTTCAACAACCTGTTGATAATCTTTAAAAGACTTAATACGCATTTGTGGAGGCGGATTAGTATTAGGGTTTTGAAGATATTTTCTAACCTCTTCTGCTGTTTCTTTAGAAGAAACAGCAATCATATCTGTAAGAAATTCTACTTGTTCTACAGTAGATCTAACAACTCTTGCTTTAATTCTGTCATGTATAGTGGAAGCCAGCCGCTCACGATCTTTTATCCAATTTCCAACTGCAGCAGTGTACACAACACGATCATAGTTAAACTGAGGAAATTTTGCTGCTATATCTTCTAGACTGTAATCTAGCATAAACATCTCATACAGAGGTACTGATTCCTGTTGAGGAATAGGACCTGTTCCATCTCCCCTTTTAAGGAAACGTTGAGCCGCTAGAATCTGGTCGTTGGTTAAACCGTATCTTTCTTCTGCTTTTAATTTCTTGGCCAAGGCTACTCTCCCAAACCGGATGAAGTGCTATATTGCGAATCATCTGTTGAAGCCACATGAGCCTTAACGATTTATACCGAGAAATGGTATCTATGTCAAGTCCTAACATTAGCAATACCATTATTGACTGCTCTAAAGGTGAAAACATGGACATAATCTGCATCGTTAGTTCATCTGGAGGATTCTGAATCAAAATGATCATGCTTGATGTCAGTTGATTCTCTATATCTGCAGACTTTAATATGTTTTCTAGGGTGTCGGTTAGATCTATATTAGGTTGTTTTAAGATGGCTACCCACAAGTCCTGTCTAACGTCTTCATCCGTTGTCAGGGCCTCGATTTTGGTCTTTATCTCCATCCATCGTGGTTTCATTTTCCTTATACTCTTTAAGGTCTTTAAGGCTCATGCTAGCTCTCCAAGAAGGTCCACAGTAAGCCTTCACAAACCTATCTAACATTGTACCAAACTCTAGATTACCGTTTTTCTTAAGTATTCTTCGAATTTTCCATAGTCCTATTATAGACTGTGTATCCTTAAGACTTTGATATTTATTATAAGTTGTTATTACTGCAGTGTCGGTGTATAATGTATAACTTATTACTTTTGAATTAGTATCTATACTTAACTCTACTGCTTTTATGCTAGGGTGCACGATAGCGCCATACATATATAAATTGTTTTTAGCTGAGTCAGTAAAAAGACCATTATTTAATAGCCATCTCTGTTGATCGATGTGTTCTTCTATGTTCATTTATCGGCCTCTAAAACAGACTTAATTGTTTTTTTAACTGATTGTTTATCTTGTGTACCGGTATATATGCGATCAATATACTGATCCACCATGGTATCTAAGTTAGATGTTTTTATAGAGATTCTGTCTACCTTTATGGTGTCTGTTGATTCAGTTTTAAAAGATATAGATGTCGCAGATCTTAGCTCTTTAACGGTTTTTGATGCCATAAAAGATTTTATTTCTGCTCTAGGTCCTTTTAAAGTTACTATCCAATAGTCCTTGTTATTAACAATATCACCGAGATCGCCGTCGCCGATATTAAAGACAATATTACGCCAAATAGGAAAAGGGCTATGTATGAAGTGTTGTTCATAGTTTGAAGTTTCAAACAGGAGTAATCCTTTAATCTGATCCGCATCGGAAGCAGAGATCGCCATCGGTGTGCCAGGGTATAGTATTTTTGCTGATTCCAATTGTTGTCTTTTGTGTATATGCCCAGAGACAACAATGTCTGCTTGAACGTCACTAGCATGTATACCGTCTTGTGCGGTTCTATATCCATAATCTGCCCCTATAAAGGTATTATGTGTTACTGCTATAGAAGCAGTAGACTTTGGCCATATATTGTTATACAGGTACGGTATATAAGATACACCATCCATCTGTATATGTTTATCTACTATATAGAGATTATTATGTCTTTTTTCAAATACCTGTAAAGCATGATATCGATAATCATTTGGTTTCCACATGTCGTGATTGCCTAAAACCATAACCATCGGTTTTTTTAGACCGTCGCAAACCATATCTATATGCTTCGTAACTTCACATAGTACATCTGATCTTATTGTTGCATGAAGATCAAATGTATCGCCTAAATTTACTACTAAATCAGGATTTGATTCTTCTATTATTTGCTCTATCCAGCGTAAAAGCTTAACACCCTCAGTTAAATGAGTGTGTCTTATGTGAGGGTCTCCGATGAAGAGTATTTTAGTCATCTGTTTTTTTCTATTTTTATCCAAGTTGAAACTATATCTGTGGTGCTACCTATGGCACCAAGATATAGTTTTAGCTTATATAGAGTGCCTAGCATTCTCCACGAGGGATTCATTATGTAATCTGCACCGTAACTATGCATACGCTTATTCAAGCTCTGTATCGTTTTGTTCTTCACCTAGGGTTACATTCCTACTATTTACGGCAAGATCATCAGCTTTTTCACAGGATTTAACGATTTCTTCTAAAATTTGTGGATCAGACGATGCCCATCTTTTAAAGTTATCTTCACCTCTTACGGGGTTATAAGAACTAAATTGCCACATTTGCACATTTGGTTTACCTGTTGCATCGTTTATTGGATGAAACACCACACCTAAAGACTTCGCTAATTCGATTGTTTCTGATTCTGTATTTATTATTCCACGATTGTAGTCTAAAGTAAACTCTGCTACTCTGTATGGTGCACCTACTCTGTTTTTACGATTCTTCAGTCTAATTTTGTGACCTGTTTGAGTTTTACCACCCGCTATGTTTTCTCCACCTTCTACTGTTCCCGCTTTTGTATCTAAACGATCAACTTGAATCATAAGATCGCAAAAATGTTTAAGTGCACGACCATCCGGTAGTTTGTACGGGTTTCTAAGAGCTTTCATGGGGTCCATTTCTTCGTAAACTTGTTGAACCAATATAGTTGTTATATTATGCTCTCTAGGTACAGGAAGTATACGTTTTAGTGTTGGACCAAGATAAGAGGCACCACCGCCACCCATGGTTAAATCTGTGGTTTTATCTTTTATATCTTTAGGGTAAGCTATGTTTTTAACAGAATCGATACCTATAGCTTTTATAGGTGCGCCATCTTGTAGCATCTCGCGCATTTCACCTATAATGTAGTCAAATATCATCAAAGGATCATTTGTTTGACGAACCACCAATCTAGATGGATCTCCGCCTAATTTTTTAAACCAAGAAGAATTGTGAGAGTATTCTGTATCAAATAAAACACAAATTGCTTCTGGATCCTGACGTTGAATTTCAGCAAAAATAAGTTGCATAAGTAATGATTTACCAGAGTTTTCACCACCAAATAAAAGAGTAGCTTTACCTTCTGGTATGCCGTTTGCGCCGGTTGCCCAATTAAAAGAAGGTGATGCTAGTTTAAATGTTTTAGCACTTGGTGGTGCTATATCTGCAGATATACGACCAAAATCTTTAGTTAACTGAGTCATCCAATTTTTAGTTGACATATTATTTAATTCCCTCATGAGGAGTTAGATATGTATCTTTAGTTAGAACCTTAACAACATCTAAAGCATCTTTGAATTTAAACATTGAGTTCTTTAAAAAAGTCTCTACAGATAATGCACGGGCATATATATCTTTTGCTAATAGAACATCAGGATCCATTGCTACGTAAGCCTTTTTAGCTTCAACAGTTGGTTTTTCATTCTTATTAGAAAGAGCAGTGGGTGCTCGGTCTAAAAAAGCTATAGCTTCTGCTTCTTCAACAGCAGTTTTTGCATTTAACGTAAACTGTTGAGCTTTAGCATACATAGCGTTACAAAGATCATAAGCCAATATGAAGTCACGCATATACGTGCCGGCCATCATTTTATTAAACCCACCGCCAATGTTATTCAATTTGTTATTGAACTCCTTAAGGCGGCTAAGGTCTAGGTTATCGAGACCATGCTCGATAACCGTAAGATCCCTTGCCATTTTAAGCTCCTTAAGAGTTCAATATGCTTTCAGCGTAGTCAAATACATCATCGCTCATTTTATTAGATGACTTTGAAACGGGCTTATTTGTTGATGCATTTACCGAAACGACATTAGAGACCTCATCTTCGTCTTCATCATCTAATTTAAGTGTAGGCTGTTTAGCTGTAACCTTGGTTGCAGTTACAGGTTGTTGTTTGGTTGTATCTTCTTGTGTTTGAAGGTTATCTATTTCAAAACCATCTATTTTTGCAGATGGGTATTTTGCATAAATAGATTGAAGATTAGCAAGTAGTACTTCTTTTAGTTCTTCGTACGTGTGACGCTTATAGATGTTGGTAAGATCATATGCCAGTGATTCATAATTATTTACAATGTTTTGTGGCAATTCAGATCTATCGTCTACAAAAATTAGACCATCTGAAGTTTTCTTTTTGGTTTGATTTTTTTCAACCGAGTATTCAGTGTCTGTACCTTCGCCTTCTTTCTTGATCTTAAACCAAACGCCAGAATCATCTGATTCAGAGTTTAAAGATGTAGGATCTTGGCCATAATCTGTTATATATTGCATCATTTGCTTTTTCATGGCATCATGTGCAGTCTTTTTTAGCTCTAAAAGACCTACTTCACCTGCCTTATTTGCAGCATTATATATGTAAGATGCTTTAGGTTTAATCTCCCATAGAATTTGGCTGAATGGCTTAAGTTTTTCTTTAACAGTGTCTTTATCGACACCTTTAGCTTTTAAAGCCGCTTCTAGCTCATCTCTTTTCTTTTCAAGAGCAGAAGCATATTCAGTAACAGGGCACGCGTCCTCTCCAAAAGATCTAGTAGAAGCGTATGGGCGTCGTCTACCTGTATTAGGGTCATTTAGCCAAGCGATGACCCATCGACGATACGGATAACCATTAGCTTCCTCGCCAAAAGGTGGAAGAACGCGGTAAATGTTCTCTCCAGCGTTTATGCTGTGACGTTTCCAGTCTCGACGTTCTTTTAGAGAATCTGTGTTGATTTTGATTGGTGCGGCCATAAAAACTCCTTAAATGCCTAAATAGGCGTTATTGATAGTATGTCTCAGCGAGACATGTTGATTATACCTTAATGGTAGGGTTTGATAAGTTACTAGCCTTACTGGTTTTATTTGCTTTTTTATTTGATGAAATTTTGTTATGTTCAACTGTTTGTTCTGGTATTACAGCTACAACAAAGTTGCTCGATGGTTCGACTTGAGAAACTAAATCTGATAATGTTGTTAAGTTTTTATCTTGAGCCGGATCTTCCGTAGGCTTATCTTGTGTTAATTGTAAATATTCTGCCATAGCAGTTTCTGATACCTTTTCAATAAAGAAAGACTCGTTGTTGTTAATCGTCTTTCCCATTAAATAATCTTTTACAGATTCTGTTGGTATTATCTCTACTCCTATGGAAGCAAAAGCGGTAGCTTCTTCATGAGGGCCTACGAAATTTACAACCTTAGCGCCATAAGGACGAGATTTAAACTTTGTCTCTAAGTATTTATTAAATATCTGCGGATATCGAGACAAAAACATTGCTCTAACCACAGAAGCGGTTTCCTCTAATGTGTGTGCCTCAATACCATTATAATCACTAGGTACAACGTGTCTATAAGCATTAAACGCTTTATCGTATCGACGACCCACTTCCTCTGCTATAGATCTAAGATAATTAGTTCCAAGTATGTGAGAACCGCCTTTTTTCTTTTCGCATGCTTTAATTTCATCGATAAAATCTAAAGCATTTATATAGCACTCATCATTAGATAATTGTCTATTGGGTAGGGTGTTGACTATTACTGCTACTGTGTTCATATAACCTCCTGTGGTCTATAAATTTATACCTATCAAACGACGCCTATAAGTTTAGGGTTCTTGTACGAATCTGATATAGACTCTATCTCATCAATTACAATTTGAGGTTCTCCTCTCCACCCTTTTTTCATAAAGCCACGTATAAACACTATAGAATTAGTGGGTAGCCGTAGCGCCTTTTTAGCATCCCATATAACACATTCCATTTCTGTTTGACCATCTGATATCATAACTTCGACTTTGTGCCACTCTTTTCCTGTTTTTTTAGAGTTACCGGTTTTATGAGAAGAAGATTGAAAAAAACCAATAAAACCAACACTTATGCCTTCTATATTTTGATTTGTTATTCTTGCTGCTGCTGCGACACTAGCAACTATAGGTATTGATTCTGTCTGATTGTATCTTCTTGTTTTAGAGTCTATGTATTTTGCAGATTTTGTAACGTAAGGCAGATCTTTGTCTCCAGATGGGTTTTTTAATATAAAGCTCCAGGTTTCTCTTACTTTCGACATCAGCGCGGTATCTGAAAGTAACGTACGACTAAAGGTCATACAACTGTCGCGCTCTTGAAAAAATATGTTTAATGGGCTTACGTCAAACATCGAAGTAGATAGTTTTGACTTTTTAATCTTACGAATTTTACAATACTCACTTATTAGCTTTAAGCGAGCTTCTTCGTATGGTATATCTGTGTCCATAAAACAGTCTAACGCTCTAGCTCTTATAAGAGCCATAACGTGTCCCATATTCACTTTATTTCCTGCAGTTTTATTAACAAACTCTTCTAAGTTAGAGTATGGACCATTTTCTACTATCATGTTTATAGTAGAAGGACCTAACCCTTTCACGGCACCAAGAGGGGAGGCGATGCGTTTACCTATTATAGTAAAACGATCAGATGGCGCTGCAAGAGTTGGAGGGGTTACGGACCTCCCCAATAGAGAGATATAATGTCTTAGTTTTTTCTCGTTAGAGTTATTTAATTCAGAGGCCCACCACTCGAGTGGATAGTTTCTTTTAAGCCACATGGTTATATAACCAAGCTCTGCATATGCTCTAGAGTGACTTAAGTTAAAGGAATATGATGAGAATGCGAGTATTTGTTGGCAGATTGTTTCTATAGAGTCATGACTCCAACCACGATTAAGACACGACTCTCTTATCTTATTAAACGTTGCCATGATTACGTCGCGTTTTTTCTTAGCGATAGCGGATCTAATTGTGTCAGCTTGTTCCCACGAATATCCTGCTATTTCAACTAGGAAACGCATCACGGATTCTTGATATACGAAGACACCAAGATCATCTTTAAGTATTGGTTCTAGATCTGCATGAACAAAAGCAAGTGGACGATTACCAGATTTAACATCTATGTAATACTCAGCTCCAGATACAGCATCTGATTCTCTTATTGCGGGAGAGTATGTGACACTTTTAACAAGTTTACCATTTCGTCGAAGCTTTTCCAATCAACACCTCTTTTCACTTTGTCAAATTTTAAAACGCCTAAACGCAATAGTCTTAAAAAGACATCTTCATACTCTTTATGAATAGTAGAGTGTTCCGTCACGTTGGTAAGAAGAAGATTGTCAAACTCATTGTTATCTTTATCGCCGTCTATGTGATGAACCTGTTCGCCCTTTTTGCCTTCTGGCCAATGTCCAGTATTTTGCCACCATATATAATCATGCAGTTTAACTCGTTTATTTAATTCATTACAAAAAACAGTTTGATATCCACTTCTTACGCCAGTTTTAACGCGAACATCAGAAAGCTTACGAGAATATGCCGCAACACGAGGGTCTTTTTTAGAAAGTCCCTTATTCCATACCGGGTGACCGGCATGGCGCGCAGATTTTATACGATACTTTCTACTATTGTGGCGTTTAAGTATATCAGTGCCTCTAGCGCTGTTAATGCCGTATTCCCTACATAGAACGCGTATAGATACTTCTCTACTCTCATAATCTTTTAAAAACTGTAACTCGTTGATTTGTTTTAACTGTTTTGCCATTCGTGATACTCTCCTTCGGATAGGTACTCTTTTGTACCATCTTCATATTCTACCACATAAACAGCGTCAATTATCATAGCGCTATCTAACGCTCCAGGTCGACAAAGAGCAGTAAGATCTGCTAAGTCTTTACGCCGTATTGGCGCAAAATCTGTAACGTATCCTTTGATAAGGTCAGTATTGAATTGGAAAGAAGAATCAGTTCTCTTGCGGTAGAAATCTTCATAAACCTTAGGGTCCTCAGGTAATCTGTAAAGATACTGTACGCCGTATTCATTCTCTTCTAATAAGTCTTGTCCTGTGCGTTCTTTTATTAAAGATATACAGTCTGCTACAGTTTTAATCGTAGTAACACCAAGTATATCGGCCTTAACAAGGCTACACTTATCCACCATAGATGCTTCAAACTGAGTTACAGCAATCATACCGCACTCTTTATCTTCAACTAGAAGTGTAGGCACCCTTTCACCAGATAAGTCTAAAGTAGATATGACAAATCCGGAAGCATGACGACCAATAGTGCTGGGTAAACCAAGTAAGCGCTTTACTACAGCCTCAACGCCATCATGTTGTTTAAAAAAATTCTGTAAAATTTCATTTTGTTCTAAATGACCTTTATGTGCGACACCTTCTGAATCTATATATCCATATAAGAAATCATATTCATCAATGCCTTGAGGAGAATCAGGAACCGTATCGCACACATCCATTAAACGTTTATCATTCCTACCACGATTATATAGTGCAGACATTACTTCCTTAATGGCGTTTTTTGTTTTAAACTTTTGAAATGTTCCAATTTGAGCAAAACCTACACTATACTTGTCTTTAAGATAAGACAATATCTGTCCACGTTCACCAAAATCGGCATCGATATCAGGAAATGAGCCTGCATTTATACGAGCATTGCTTAGAAAACGTTCAAATGGCAAGTTTTCCTTAATTGGATCTATGTGAATTATCTTTAAATAATAAGATATTAAACAGCCACCAGCTGAACCACGTGCTATATTTTGTAGTATCCCTTTACTTCTAGCAAAAGAAGATATATCTTCATAAACTAAAAAATATGGTAAAAAGTTAAGCTTATCGTTTTTCCATATCACGTCTATTTCTTTTTTAAATCTCGCTATATATACAGGATCGTCTGACCACCTACCATGTTCTTTAATCTTTGACATCAGTAGATAATACAACTGCTTATCGTAATCTTTTGTTTTTTCAATTATAGCTTCTGGTATGTTTATTTTAGGTAGATGATAGTCGTATTTTATATTACCTATAGTAGAACCCATTTTTGCTATTTTTTCAGCATTTAATACTGCCTCGTTAAAGTTATCCAAAGACCACATATTTCCTAAATGACGTGATAATATTGCATGACACTCACCTGGTGAGCGTTGATGTCTAGATTCATAAAAAGATCTACCGTCTTTAAAAGAAGATTGAGACACTATTTGTTGTAATATTTTATCGTTTGGATCTATAAAATGAGCAGCAGTAGAAACAACAAATGGCAAATTATGCTCTTTTGCGACCTTAATTGTTGTTCTATTTATTGCAGCTGATAGGTTGCCATCTGAAACCATCTCGGTTTTTTTGTGAGATAAAAAACCCGCTCCTTTATGGAATTTTTTCACAACATCAAACGTTAAAAGTTCGCATATTAATTTTTTATCGTTTTTTTGTAATAAGTTTATAAAATTTTTTATATAAGAATTAGCTATATCTGTTTTTTCAAATGATTCAATTGCACAACCTATAAAACCCTTTTCACACGCTGAGCCATAAACAACATCATTGCATTTAAACTTTAAAAAGTCTTCTAGTTTTATTACTGCTGTTTTATTACCTTCATCTATATATATAGAATCAGACTCCCAACCCATTGATGCTAATTTTAATAATGATTTATAACCATTCATGCTTAATGCCCAAGCATTTAATCTAAAAAATGGCTGTTTTAACTTAGGGTCGTTAATGTTAATGCTTATAGACGGAATAACAGATACAACATCGTATGGATAAGAGGTTTTATCTTCTTTGTTAATCTTATCTATTGCTTGTTTTAAATTTGTTGCCTTAAATAAAGATGCTGCCCAATTATGGTCTGGAAAAGACAAATATTTAACTTTGTTGAGTATGGCCCATCTTATCCAATCTTCAAATGTGGCAACAGAATCTGTATTACTAAACTCAGAGTGAACATGTAAATGGGGAAACTGGGGTATGTTTTCTACTACTGTGTCTTTAGCGATAATAATTTCTTCATCGCCAAGTAGGTTAGATATTATCTTATCTATCTTTATGGTAGCCTGAATGTCGCTGAATGCGTCATGTGCCACTATATCAATAGCATACTCTTCTGCTAGTTTTGTCAACTTAGGATTTTTTGTCAACCCTTTTGCTAATTTAGCACGAAGCATTGTATCATGTATATCGCCTTCAAATAGTTCTCTATAAAGAGAAGGCACGCCAAACTTAGCAAACATTGCAGTAAGAAAACCTTTATCAAATCCAACATTGAATCCCGCTAAAGTGAACTTAACATTAAATTTACGAAGATATAGTTCAAATTTACGTAACATCTCTGCAGGAGATTGGAAAGATCTCATCTGATCTACAGAGATGCCGTGTGTAGCTATAGCTTCCGCATCTATTGCGGAATAATTTAATGGTTGACAATACTGGTTAAATGGTTCGTGTTGAACCCCGTCAATAACGGGAATACAAGCAATTTGTATTATGTCATTTTTTTGAGAATCTAAACCAGTTGTTT